AAATTTCAATGTGAGCAAAGTCTTGTGTAAACCACATAGCTACTGTGTATCTAGTTCCTTTAGTAATCTTAGTTACTCCATGAAGATAATCACTTGTAGAAGGAAATACTACTAAAGAGTTTGCTCTAGGTTTATACATATATTTTTTATATGGAAACTCAATCTTACCACCTTCATAATCATCATTAATATAAAATATACCAGACCATGTTCTAAAGTTAGTAGGATGATCTTGTTGAGAGCCATCTGGCCAAGAGTTATCTGAGTGAAGACCCATCTCTCTACCTTCTTTCCACTTTACTAGTTCAGTATTATCAGGTATATGTAACTCTCCAGATCTTTCGTGAATAATTTTTTGAGTAAAGAATCTAACAGTGTTTAAAAACTGTTTAATACCGAACATTTCTTGTGAGTTATTATCTAATCTTTTAAAAGGTATTGTAGACCCTATAAAATCGGGGATTTGTTGTCCAGATGTAAATACGGGATTATTAAACAGTATATCATTTTTTATGATAAAATCATGTATTGCTTTTACTTCTTCAATTTGAAATACATTCTTTTTTACAACTATCCCCTTTTTCACTTGCCTGCTCCCACATTTATTATTTTGCTGAGATCGCCTTCAAAAGTATAACTACCTACATGATTAAGTTTTGTAGATAAATCTACCCAAATTTCTCCACCTATAGCTTGCCATCTTCTGCAAAAAGTGTAATCTTCTGATAAATATCTATTATCTGTTTTATCATGGATTGTATCAAAAAATGAATAACAATATTTATTGTATTTTTTGTCTATGTTAGAATCATTCTTATAATGCAGTTCTGGGTATGCTTCTCTCATCTTATCAAATACATTCTTTTTTATACAGAAAAAACCAGTTGATGCATCTAATACTTCAGCAGCACCATTCTGAACTCTAATCTGTCCTTTAGTAGGGTCAATAAATTTAAAATTCAGTGCATACTGTACAGGTAGTGCTTTTTTAGGATAAGCACCCGCAATTATATCTTTATCAAAAGCTAAAGCTCTTAATACTGACTCTGCATCAAATTCTATGTCAGCATCAACAAAAAATAAATGAGTACAATCACTTTCCATAAACATTGCTGATAAAATATTTCTAGCTCTAGTTACTAACGATTCATTCCTTAATGTTGTTATCCTAAAATTTATACCGTTTTTCATCATCGTTTGTGTGCAACGAAACATACTTAAAAAGTACTGATCCGTTAGATTTCCTCCATAACACGGAGTTGCAAAGAAAACATTATATTCTCTCAGTATGTTAAGATCAATTTTCGCTTGATCACCTGTAACATCAGTGAATGCTCCAAAGTTTTTTTTCTTTGGAGCATTATCTGTGCTACCTTCGCTAGTTATAGTATTACTAACTAAATCAGATAACTTTTTTTTCATTTATGCTAAGTCCTCAACATCTTCTACAGCTTTAAACTCATCACCAGCTTCTGCGGAAAAGAATGCAGTATTTTGCAATAGCCATTCTTTCTGCTCATCATAAGTTTGACGTTTGTAGATTCTATCTAGTTCAAAAAGTTCTAGCTTTTGTTCGTCTTCAGTTAAGGCAATGTTGCTCCTTGCAGGAACTACAGTATACTTAACATTTTGAGGAAGTGGCCCTGTCTTCTCTTTTTTTACAGTGAGATCATAACCTTTTACTGGATCAGCAGGGTTACCATATTCAGGGTTAGAAGCATAGTCTACTATTTGAGAATAAATAGTTGCTCTTAAATCGAACAGTTTAATTTTACCATCTGTTCTATCAATTACATTACAGACATATGAAAATTGTGGTTTGTCTGAATATATTGCAGTGTCAATCTCCTTGAAAGGATCTTGAGCGTTATTATCAAATGACTCAGTTTCTCTTGAAAAACTAAGACATTCTATAGGCATTTTTTTGCCTTCAGTAGTGACAACCCAGTAGCAGTATCTAGGCATTACATCGCCTATCAACCTAACTTTAGTATCACCGATCGAGAGAGATAGTCTCTCGATTTCTTTGCGCTGGCTTGACCCAGAGCTTTGTTTACCTCTTGCTTTATCCCAAGCTACCATAGTATCCTCCTTGTGAACGTTGGTTCTTTAGTTTAGGTATCTCCTCGCGGAGACTCGTATATAAAATGTATTTTATCTTCTGTTACTTTTAAAAAAGGGTTTTTAGCTACTTCATTAAAATAGTGTCTAGGTATAAAATTATTTTTATCATCAATATCTCTCATTGACAATGCTCGTAAATATAATGCTTTATGTCTAACATTTACTCTTGCAAATAAAAACCTTTCGTTTTTGAAATAACTTTGTGGTTCTTTAGTAACATAGTTTGATATTATTCTGTATCTTGACTGACTCAAATGCTTTCTACTAAAAAGTAAAGGCGGTATATGATTTATATTTAATTTTTTCATCAAGTATTGAGAAGTATTCACATTATAACTTGAAGTTAGACCATAAGTCAAGATGATTATTCCAGCAGGGTCGCCCTTTGCTTTTGAGTGTAACTCGTACCAATTAAAGTATGTAATAGCCACGTTGTTTATACCACTCTAATCTTTTTGCTTGCTGTCTAGCTACTATTGGCCCACTAAGCCAAAAGTCTACCACCATAGGCACTTGTTTGTCGGGATGTTCTCTTATTATTCTACCTATTCTTTGCTCTAACTTTATAGGATTATTGTTAGGGCAAGTGATAATAAGAGTATCAAGACGATGACAACTGATGCCTTCATCGAAGAGTTTGGTTGATAAGACTGCTTTATACTTTCCTCCAACATTTTGAAGAACGTCTTTTCTAGTTGATTCATCTGTTTCTCCTATTAAACATATACTATCTTTTATCATTCCTTGTAAGTCTTTGAGCATTTGAACTCGCTCACCAAGAATCAAAGGACATCGTTTTTGACCTATAAGTTGAGTCGCCATATTTGCGATAGCTGCCAAGTAATCTTGATTACCGCATAATTTGTTCAACTGGCGCGACCAATCACGTTTTGGATCTATAACTGGAAATCTAAAATCAGTCCTTTTAACCATAATCATTGGATCTTGTAATTTTCTCGGGTCTCTAGCCGTAACCATAAAAGGAGTGAAATAGTCTCCTAAATACACATGTTTTCCGTCTTTTCTTTTTGGTGTAGCACTAATTCCTATCTTGATTTTAGCATTTAAGTTATTAAGTGCTGTACTAAATAACTCTGCAGGACATAAATGTGCTTCGTCTACTAATACTAAAGAAAAACTATTACGCAAATCACTAAGGTTATTATAAACACTTTTATATATACCAACTGTAATATCTTGGATATCGAGTATTCCGTCTCCTATCATTCCTATCTTGCACCCAGGAACTTGTTTTTCTAATTCTTCTATCCATTGTCTGAATAAAAGTTTAGTATGCACCATAACTAGAGTTGTAACATTATTTCTTGCGATTATATCTACACCAGTAAATGTTTTTCCCCAACCACAAGGGGCTTGTATAATACCACTTCTAGCTCTTCCTTTTGTATGAAATTTGTCTACAACTTCTTTTTGTTCCCATCTTAATTTGCCAGCAAATGAAAGATTACTTTTTGCAGTTATGAAAGTTCTTTTATCAGAAACAGAACCGTAGTCTAGTTTACCAAAACTATTTGATGGTAAAATAAAGTGAGTATCAGTTTCATCGTAAGTTTGAAGAATATCTTCACCTGTGTCGTATGTAAAAAGAGATACTAGCGTATCTACATCCTCAACGTCTGTTTTTTTAATATATATTTTGTCTGAAAGATAAATCTTTTTTACTTTTGCCTTTTTCATTCTTTCACTACAGCCCATGTTCCAAAATCCGTGCCTCTAGAATTTTTGATGCCTTTTTCGTCTTTTTCAAAAAACTCTTCTAAAGCCTCATAAACACCCTTATGATCTATATCATCACCAGCAATAACTCCATCTTTTTTGACTTTAGGTGTCCAAGATTTTAAATCCCACAGAAGATGTTCTTTTAAGTGTGAAGCATCTAAGTATACTAAATCTATAGAATGTTCTGGATACTTTTTTGCTGCTTCAACAGAAGTTCCCTTATGAATATACCTAATGTTGTGAATTGTTTTAGATTTATTCATATTTGCTAAAAATGTTTCAAAAAACTTACCTTCAAGTTGTCCTATATATCTTTCGTGTTCACCATCACTAAAATCAGATAAATCAAAAATGTCTACACAATCAATAACGATTGGTTTTTTATATTTATCAATTAAATAACTAAGTATAGCAGTTGATTGACCTAAAAAACTTCCAACTTCCACAAATACGCATGGTCCTTTTGCACTAGTAACCATTAGTTCATAAAACTTTGCATATCTGCAATAACCAAAAATATCATGACCATTTACATTGATCCATCTACTTCCGTCTTCGACTATATTTAAGTATTTTTCTTTCTCTAAGACGTATTCTATTGGTGTTGCTAGTCTTGCCATCATATCCTCATTTAAACAGGTTCATCTACAAACCGTTTTATAAACCATTTATTCTCAATCTTTATTATATCTACATATTTTCCTTCAATAGATCCTTTTAAATTTTCCTGTGTTTTAATTTTAAATGGATAAGATATTCTGTGCAACCAAATACTATTCTTATTTGCTCTGACTATTTTTCTTCTTTGACTTCTAATTTTATTAAAACTAGGTAATTCATGAATTTTTGCATTAGAATCTATTCCCCATCTACAATTTGATAAAATAATCTCTTGTAAATTACTACAGGTAAAATCAAACCTTATTCGATGCTCTATTTGTAAAAGTCTCATAAAGTAATCACCACCAAAATCTCTATCATCTACAGTCTCAAAGTGCGAATGCTCATGTTTCTTTATTTTAATCGTTGTTGTATCAATTTTGATATCATACGGTTTTTTTCTTAAACAAAATATAGGATATTGAATCATTTCTTTTTAGGTCTATAAAATATATGGTCATCTATAGTAAATGCTACCTCTAAATTAGTCCATTCAGGAGAAACGTATGTAGCATGATAATGGGTAGCTCCATCTGTAAAATCATAAACATCTCCCATAAGTTTTGTAGCTATTGATAGTATGTTTGCATAAACTGAAGGTTCTTTTATTGTATCTTTAAATCCATCACAATACCAACTAAATTGACACCGATGTCTTACAGGATAGTATTCTCTTAATTCTTTAGGAAGATTAGGATATTTTTTGGTTTTCCAAGACTCTCTAATAGGTCCCTGATATACTACTTTACACACATCATTAGGAAAATCTTTACTCTTTACTCTGTTTAATACTACTAATCCAACAGCAAGTTGACCAACAAGTGACTGTGACTTAGCTTCAAAATATATATTTTTTGCCATACACTCAATATGATTATTAGGAGGTTTTCCGTTAAATACATCTCCAAGAGCAGCTTTACTTGTTAAAGATCCCATGATAATTGTTGCTGCTGTAAAAGCTTTAAAGCTCACTTAACTCTCCCCAACTTGGCCCAACTTCAAAATCAACTTTTATAGGACAGTTAGGTATACTTAGTCCTCGGTCTCTTTGTATACACTCTCTAGTATTTTGAATATAAGTATCAATCAAATCTTCTCTCACTTCTGACACAATAGAGTCATGAACCACAGTAAAAGGTAAGATATCATTGTGATAATTATTCTCATCAATCCACTTTATCAGATCAATAACACCCATAATATTAATATCTGAAGCCACACTTTGAACTAAGAAGTTAACACCTGATCGTATTGCGTGTTTTGATACTCCTGGGTTTGGTGATTTAGATTCTGGAAGTCTACGCTTTCTACCAAAAAAAGAATATATATAAGCATAATTTTCTATCTGTTGATTTGACGCATCTATAAAACGTTTAAGTGCTCTTGCTTCATTGAAGTATTTATTAATGAATAACTTAGCTTGTGGAATGCTTATTTCTTCTCCTGGTACTGCGTCTTTATTAACTGTCTCTGCGATTTTTGCAGGTCCTGCTTGATACATAATCCCGAAGGTAATAGCCTTTGCATACTGTCTCTGTGCTGGATATTTTGATTTAACTTCTGATACTTCACAAGTGAGGTTAAACATTTGTTTTGCAACATACGAGTGAAAGTCCAATTTATCAATAAAAGCTTTTTGTAGGAATGAATCATTACTAAGCATAGCTGCATAATAGACTTCTGCAGTGCCGAGGTCACACTGAACAATTTTAAAACCTTCTCGTGCTTTGAAAAGTTTTTTAATGTCTTTGTTGTCTCTTGGTATATTTTGGTAGTTGAGATTCCCACTACTACTAAGGCGACCACTGGTGGTCCCATGAATATTAAAACCGCTTCTAAGTCTTCCGTCACTATCTACTCCTTGTTGTATGTTAGAAATATAAGTGCCTGCCATTTTAGATTTTTCTCTGAGATCGAGCACCGCTTCAGCTAGAGGGTGGTTCATATTTTGCAATACCTCTTTATCTACACTGTGTGCACCTGTTTCTGTTTTCTTTGTAGGTTTAATTGCTAAGATATTAAAAAACAATTCTCGAAGTTGCATAGTTGAGTTTGGGTTAAAAGTTTTATTATGTATTCTTTCGAATCTTTGAACTGCACTATTATTTGAAATTTCATCTATACATTCTTCAACATCTATTTGATAAGATTTTTGTAAAGCGTCTACTGCTGTAGTATCAACTGGGCCACCGTTTTTCTCTAAACGTTTTAATGCGATAGTTGCAGGTTTAAGAATGGTTGTATATAGTCTTGTAAATTCTTTACTCTTATCAACCAGCGGCTTAAACTTATTGTATAATTGAAAAGTTGCATCCGCATCTTTACACGCGTAAGGAGCAAGTATGTCAGCGGGCAACATACCATAATTGAAGTCTGCTAGTTTTACTTTATTTCTTCTAGCCCATGACTTTTTATATTCATCAAGTTCTCTCTCATAATCTCCAAGATCAGTAAATCTAAGAGCAAGGGGTTTTAGACCGTGTGTTCCAACTGATTCTTCTAAACAATAATGTAATAACATAGTATCTTCCCAATCAGGAAAAGAAAATTTTAACTCATGTTCCATAAAACCCATATCAAATTTTGCATTATGAAATATACATTTTCTATCATTAAACAATTCTTGAAAGTAAGTATAAAGATTATTTACTACATCGATTGATACATATAATCCTTGGTTTGGTTTTGTAGACATTGCAATACCAAGTATTGATCCTGTGTGTGGAGACACAGAGGTTGTTTCAATATCAACAACTAAAGTTTTAGCAGCTTCTAATTGATCTCTATATTCATCTAGTTCTGCTACGGTTTCAATGTGTTTATAATCTTTTTCAATCTGTTTACCCGAATCTTCGTCATTAAGTATAGGAAGTATTCTACTAAATGCTTTTTTAATCTCATCTTCCATCTGTGGTTTTACTATTGCCATATTTGGGTGGACAATAGGCATATATTTTTTTTCTAAATGTACACCGTTGTATTTAGTTATACCTGTAATACCAGTAACATATTTTAGTGCATCTGCACCTATAGGACAAACTAACTTATAACTATCAAGTACTGACATTTCTAAATCAATATCTTTTTTAAGTATTTTATCTTTAGACCCAGAACTTAGAAACTGTATATCATAGTCAATATCTTTAAGATATTTACCTACAATCTTATCTGCGTTTTTCTCTGCTGCTGAGGCAAATACAAAACATATATCACTCATCTATTATCTCCGTTATTTGTCTTGCTGTGTATGCACTTAGTGTCCATCCTAAATGTCCATGTCCTGTATTGTACCAAACATTTGGGCATTTGCCAATTTTAACTATAGGCATCATGTTAGGTGTCATAGGTCTTAATCCTGCCCAAGACTTGTAGTCTCGTAGTTCTAATTTTGGAAAATGTTTCCTTACCCAATTCATTAATGGTGTAATTCTATCTATTCTTATATCTCTATTTTGCCCATTAAATTCTGCAGTTCCTGCTACTCTTAGTACACTACCTAGAGTTGATGTGACTATCTTAGCTTCATCATCTAATAGTGATACCTTTGGTGCAAGATGTTCTTGACCTTTTATATTAATACTAACAGAATATCCTTTTACTGGGTATATCGGTATATTGTCTCCTAATTCTCTTCCTATTTTTCTAGAATATACACCTCCACAAATTACTAGTCCTTCATAATGTAGATCATTTTTATTTCTATCTGTAAGCCTCCACCTCTTCATTTTTGTACTTAACCCCATAGGTGCTTTATGGTACCAGTCAATCCTAGTGTCATATCTAAATTTAACTCCCATTTTTTCACACTTTTTAGCTAGGTTCACACAAAATTTATGAATATCTCCAACACCGTCATAACCAGTCCACATGCCACCAATACAATCATCAGTCACTATGTTTGGTTCTTTTAATTTCATCATATTAGGATTAATTTCTGTTCGAGATAATCCGCCTTTTTTATAAAGTTCGTTTACACTTCTTGCATGATTTAATTCTTTTTTGTTCTTATAGATATGCATAATGCCACAATCGCTTTGTTCATAGTCTATATCTGAAAATTCAGTTCTCATTAAATGGATAGACTCCATCGCCATACGAGTAGTTTTAATAGTGTTTTCTTCTGCATGTTTTATATTAGACATAAATTGTATAAGCCACTTATATTTTTTGAAATCTAAATCATATCTCATTTTTAATGGAGCATCTCTTTTTAATGACCATTTTATACCCTTATACACATT